CAATAAGGTCATAGTAACCATTAGAACCATCAGAAGCGTTTGTAGGCTGTAGTAACTGTGCATCAATCTTATCAAGGATATTATCATTGTTTGAGTTAATACCTGACCTTACATCATTTGCTAAAGAGTAGTAAGAAGCATACCCTGCTGCAGCATAGTCAAACAAAGCTCCACCAATTTGAAATAGTCCTTTCATAAACTCATCAAATGTAGTTTTACCTTGGACATTATACATCTTTTGGTTGTTACCTGCAGTTTGTTCAGCTAGCAAATACATGTAGTCAATAAGGAAGTCATCTACAGAAGCAAAGTGCATATATGTACCACCTTCATTAGAAGGTCTAGCACTACCTGTAGTAACTACAACACCTGAAGGTCTAGTACCTGCTGTACCAGTAATACCACCCCAGTTATTATCTGCTTTAGCTACTGCTGAGTTACCCCAGTTAGACTCAATATAAAGTTGAACAATAACACCTGAAGGAAGTAGATTGTACTTAGCACATCCATCAAGTATAGTCTGTACTAAACTTGCAGGAAGTGTATTACCACCATAAGTAATATCACCACCAGTATACTTCTTGTCACCACCAAAAGCTGACCCTTTAGTAGAACCACCTTCTTTGAGTCCTGTCTTAACTCCATAAGGTCTAACAATAATTTTAAACCACCAATGAGCAAACTTGTCAAAGTCATAAGATATTGATGTATAGAACTGAGCAGGAACATTACTTGTCATTACTGATTGATACTCAATACCATGCAAGTCAGTTACTGAGAACCTTCTTTGAAACCCTTGTCTTTTCCATCTCTCTGTAGATGAATTGACAGCATTTAAGAGCTTCTGTGCTTCTGTCTGCATCTATACCTCCTTATCGTTATATAAGTATTTCTCTACGGTTAATTTAAAGCTTGTGAATCCATCATAGGTAGTTGTAACTTGAATCTCTGAGATGTAGAAGTAATCATCTTTAGACATTACTTTCTTGAAGTATTTAGAACACTTCTCAGATTTAAGTAGTCTGTCTACAAATGTAAGTCTTACTTTATCTCCTACATTGTAGTTATTAGGTAAGTCTTTGATGTCAAAAGTATAACCTACTTTTCTTCTACTGTGGATGAGTTTTCTTACTGCTTGTGTGTAAAGTTGTCTACTAGCTACAAGTCTGTCTTCATCTGATAGCTCTTTATTGTTGTTAGCTACAGGTTGGACATCATTAGATGTAAATGATTGCTCATATACTCTACCTGCTTCAAGAGCTAGACCTTCCTTATCTAGTACAGCATAGTCACCGTTATTGTTAGCTCCAAAAGGAATTAAGTCAATGTAGTCATAACTACGCTCAGTATTAACTTCCTCACCAGTAAGGATAACAGGAAAGTCTGGGTTCTGTAGATAAGGTCTATTGTAGACATCCCTAAGAGTAAGAGTAGTAGTACCTGAGTCTGACTTATCTGTAAGATAGATACCATAGTTAGTGATTGTGGCGAAGTCTCTTTGAGTTACTAATTCATTACCTAACAAGTTAGTTTCATTAACCATTAACTCTTTATACTGACCAAACCTACCAATCTCAATAGTTCTCTCTTCAGTAAGTGATACTCTCCAAAAGACATCCTCAGTTTGTTTACAAACATCTGTAAGAGCTTGTAGTTTATCCTGGTTAGAGAATAGGTAAGTGATAACAATATCATCTGTACCTTCTTCAGTGAACTTATAAGTCCAATTCTCATCATTGAACATACCACTAAGCTTAGATAACTCAACATAGTTTACTGAAATACCATCATCTTTAGTAGTATTGTCACCCTTATCTACATCCTTATCCTCTTTAGGCTTTTCAGTAGTTACTTCAGTCTTACCTTTATTGTAACCATCTTTAGTAGTTACTGTAGTAGTAACAGTACCATCAGGTCTAGTAGTTACTGTAGTTTGAACATAAGCTCCTTTACCAGTAACTACTTTAGTGATATGACTGACTACTTCTCTGGTAGTTCCATCTGACATCTCATAAGTAGTAGTCTTAGTCTTACTACCATCTTCATTATAGACTGTATTAATTGTCTTATTACCAGTCTTAGTTACTTTCTTCTCTTCAGGTTCAGTACCATCTTTCTTATCTTCTTCTCTAGGTTTTTGGTTTGAGATAATCTCTCCACCTTCACCCATTGAAGCAGGTCTAATATACTCATCATAAGTATATATTTCACCTAGTGTAAGTTCTTTGATGGCATAGTTTGTAGGTACTCTTCTGTGTTGAAGTTCAGTAGCTACATGGACTGCCTGAATAGTAGTAACTCCTGTTACATGGTCTGACTCAATTCTTTCAGTAATACCATGAAAGATATGACCATTATCAAAGGTTAGAACAAACTCAAATTGTGCATCTGGAATAGGACTATCCATTAACACTTCAGTAGGAAGTTGGAAACTAATACTAGGTGTATCCATAATTTTATGACTTACACTAATATTGTTTCCTAGGAATACATCATTAGTAATGTAGTGTCTAGTGTCCTTAGTTGGTTTCCAATACAGAGTCAGGGACATTACCGACCACCTCCACAGCTCTAGCCATTACAGCTTCTTCAGACATATCTTCACTCTTTGATTCTACATTAGACATGATTTCATTCATTTCTTCCTGAGAACGGATAGAGTCAGCAAAGCAAGCACTACATGGTTGTGGGTAGAATCCTAAGAATCCTGCTACAACTACATTGAATAACTCTACTGCAGAGTGATAGATTTCTTCTACCTCTGCATTATTCATGTCTACTTGCCAAGCTTCAAAAGCAGTAATCATTTGTACTGAAGCATGTTTTAGAGAACACCACAAGTCAGGGTTAGCATCCTCAGTAGAAAGGCTCTGTAAGGCTCTCATAACGCTTCTACGCTGTTCTGTAGTTCTCTCTAGTGTTTCCTTCGCAAACTGCAGTTTCTTTGTTAGAGAGCTTCTCACAGCTTCATCTGATGTGCCTTTAACATAGAGTAATGAATAATACTTTTCTACTGTAATTCTAAAGTGGTATTCAAGAGCTACAGTGTTGATTAAGTTGGTAAGTAGTTCTTCTGTAAGTCCTACTGATGATTGTTTGTTCATTAGATAGTCAACCTTTCATAGTCAATAAATACACAGAATGATTCTGAGGTAACACCATCAACTGAGATGATATTATATCCTCTCTTGATATGCCACCATACATTGTCACAAAGTGTTAGATTCTCATTACTTACAACTTCAGCTTCTCCACATAAAGCATCTGTAGGACAGCTAAATGACTGAACTAAACCAGTGCTTGAAATAGATAGGTAACCTTGGTCATAAGTACCTTTAAGTTTAACCATAGTATCATTAATCATGATTCTAGGGTCTTTAAATTTACCTTGTAGAGTAATTGTTACATCTCTAGACTCAACTACAGTGTCTGAATAGAACTTGGTAGACCAAGCACCATCCACACAAGCATCACAGTGAGATTCACCCCAAAGTCTTTCATTACCAAACCTTTCTCTACCAAGTTCACAGTTATGAATGATACGATAATCACTATTACATTTCTGATAGAAACTTAACCATACATCACCTTGGACTTCACATAGAGAAATAGCTTTAGATAACTCACAACAATCTTTAGCACAGTCTTCACAAGTACCATTAAGAGTTCTGGAAGTCTGACAGAAAGCTTGACATGTAGAGTTTTGGAAACAACTAGCTATCATGTTAACAAAATTACAATCTGCATAAGGAAGAAGGAAAGTAGTATATCCATCTGCCTTGTGCCATACTGCATCAGGGTTAGTAAAAGCTACCTGGAAGCTTAAATATCCATTGTCTCTAAAAGTCCACTCATAAGTAGGGGTATAAGAGTCAAGGATGGCATTACACCATATTAACTGACCACCAGTATCAATAGCCCATAGCTTACCTACTGTCAATAAGTTATCCTTAATGAAGTCTTGGTGAGCTTGGATATTAACCATATCCCAATCTGTAGTTCTGATAGATAAGTCTAGAGTAATCTTATCATCTTTAAGGAGAACCTGGTCTCCTGTAATCTTCCAATAACTACCATTCCTAAACATATACTCTGTAGTTTCATACTTAGTAGTTATTGTTTCTGAAGGACTAGAGTTAATAGCTTCAGTTCCACTAAACACTAGGTCATTATATTGAATGAACCTTCTGGGTCTAGCTACAAAGTCTGAAGTTGACCTAGCACCTAAACATGTTGTCATGGTCTAACTACCCCCTTAATTTCACTCAATCCATTAATGAATGAAGCTTTATTATCTACATTCTGAGTAATGTTATTAGTAGTATTGTTAACTACAGAGTGGCCTGTGTGTCCTGCTAGAGCTTTGAGAGCTTGTGTAAGATTCAACTGATTTAAGTTATCAAGGAATTGCTTACCTAGCATTGACGATACTGAACGTTTAAGAACATATTCACCTGCAGTTAGCATAGCAGGTATAGTATCAGTACCCAGTGGTTTAAATAGTCTACCACCTACTGTACCACCTGTAGAGTGATACTCAATCAATCCTCCATGCTCAGCATGTTTTGTCTTCTTAACTGTAGTTTCATTAACAGTAATATCAACTGTCTTACCTCTAAGAGAATCAATAGCAGATTGAATTTGTTGGATTTTATTAAGTACAGAACTTACATCAAAACCATTAGCAATCTTACTAGAGATAGAAGCACCTAAAGCTTCCCAGCCAAGGTTCTCAATTTGATTCTTTTGCTCATTCATCTTATCAACAATTCTACTTCCAAGTCCTGATACAAAACCATTAGAGAAGTTACTTCCTGATTGTTGACCAAGTGATGAAGCCATTGAAGCAAACTGAGCTAGAGCAGTTTGAATCTGATTGATAGTATTGAGGATGTTATTAAGATTACCAATAATAGCATCATTATCATTAATACCTGATAAGCTACTAATAGCTGTCTTAATAGCATTGATACTATTGTTAAAGTTATCAGCATTGACTTCAGGGAATTGATTAATAGCGTTAGCAATAATCAAGATATTATTGACTGCTTGTACTGCAGACATAATATTAGATGATAGCTTCTGAATGTTTTGTAAGCTTGTAGTTAAGCCTGAATCATCTGAAGAAGCAAGAGACTGAAGTACAGATTTAATCTTAGCAACTCTTGTTTCAATACCTGAACCTTCTACATTGATTAGGTCAGGAATTGTCATAAGTGTTTCTGCCATTGTCTTAAAGCTATTAACTACAGAGGTTACTTGACCTACAGCTTCAGATACTTTAGCAAGCTTACCAATGTCTTGGATAAAGCTTCCTGTATCACTGTCTGTCAATGATTTAAGAACTGATTGAATCTTAGCTACACGAGTTTCAATACCACTACCTTCAATGTTAATCAAGTCAGGAATCTGAGATAGAGCATCAGCAATAGTCTTAAGTGAATTAATCATATTACTTGCTTCTTCTGCTAGTTTACCGTAATCTGATTTACCTTTAAAGGCATCAAACATAGACATTAAACTTCCACCGTTTTCACCTGCCTGGGTGATTGATTGAAGTGCTTGTCTTAACTGCTCAATCTTAGCAGGAATACCACTAAGGTCTTCTATTGAGTTAATCTCATTAAGTGATGAAGCAATGCTACTAAGCTTACTTGTAAACTCAGTTACACTCTTAATATTTGATGTTACATCCTTATTAAAAGGTGTATCTTTACCAAAGATGTCAAGTGTAGCTAGTTCACTAATCTTAGACAAAGCATTTTTAACTGATTCAATCTTAGTTGAGATATCTAGTCCATCAGGAATATTATTAAGACTATCGGTAATACCTTTAATCTTATCTGTAAGTTTTTTGAAGTTCTCATAACCTTTTAGTACATCATCTTTGATGTCAGGAGGTGTATCAACTTTAAATTTACTTACTGTTTGTAGTGTCTTCTTAAGGTTCTCTAGCTTAGTTTCTATAGCTTCAAGACCTGCATCATCTAACTTAAGGTCACTAATCTTCTTAACAAAGTCAATTAGTTTAGTGAATGACTTAAATTTAGCATCTAGTGAAGCACCATCAAGTTTAGAGGTAAGAGCTTCTAGCCCTTTACTGATGAAATTAATAGAATCAAGCCAAGAGTCATTACCAAGTTTCTTAAGGCTATTCATGACATTAGTTAGGTTACTAATCTTTTCATCAATAGCAGATGTGTCAGAAGGTACTTCTACCTCATTAATATCTTTAATGAACTGTGTAAGCTTCTTAACTGTACTGATAAGATTACTTGTAGCTAAACTATCAAAGAATGTACCTAGAGCATTAATAGCATTTAGGATAGGATAAGATACAGAAATAGTGCCTAGAGAGAATGTAGAAAATGCTTGATTAAGTTGTTGGTGAATAAGACCAATCTTCCTAATCTGTAATACGAGTGAACTTACATCATCAGGAAGTTCTAAGTCCTGGATATCTTTAACAAACTTAGATACCTTATTGAATATCTTGATATTGTTTCCTGTCTCAAAACCTTCAAAGAATGAAGAAAGAGTATTAAGTCCATGAATGAATGGGTTAGATATTCCTCCCTTATCTCCAAACTGAATATCAGCAAAAGCACTATTAAGTGTTTTTTGGATATTAGCAATATTCTGTAGCTTAGTCTTAAGTGCAGTTAAGTCTTCAGGCATGTTAAGCTGACTGAGTGTAGCAATTAAGTTAGTTACTTTAGAAATATTATCTGTTAGAGAGTTTACTTCTAAACCTTTAACAATATTACCAAAGATATTACCAATAGACTTAAGTGCATCTACAGGATTCTTAATACCACCACCACTTACCGTACTAAGCTCACTAATAAGCTCAGTCATGTTCTTAAGTTTCTTGATGGTATCTTTGAACTTAGACTTGTCAGGAATATTCTTAACACTACCTTGTAGCTTAGTAAGTTGATTTGCTAAAAGGATGATACTTTCAACTTGGATAGCTTGTGCTAGGTTACTAATAGTACCAAAGATAGATGGTAATAGAGCTAGTGTAGAGATATTACCACTAATAGCACTAGCTAAACTCATCTCAGTAACAAGAGCTGTAAAGTTAACCATCTTCTTACCGAAAGTACCTGCATTAGGTAATTTAACTTTATTGATTCTAGCTACAGTCTTGGCTACAGNNAGGAAAGCACCAATAGTAGTAGCAATAAGACCAAACACAGTAACAATACCTGTCATCCAACCAAGCATAGCAGATACTTTACCTGCATCAAACTTAATCTTATTAAGCTGTTCCATAGACTTAGCCATAAGAAGCATACCAGTTA